CGCGTATGACTGAACGTCAGTTCAGGAAATTCGCAGGTGCGGTACGTAGACCAAAACCCGATGAGGGATTTTTGGCTATGGGGGAAGTACTTATCAATTCCGCCTATAGTACACTTCGCCATGTTCCAAAGTTCACAGCCGAGACGGGTTTATCTGTCCAAAGTTTCTTTGGCAGTTCAACTCGCCGCGCTCCGGTGCCTTCATCCTATTGGGGCTCTGCCCCAGAGGATAAGTCTGTTGTGGATTCCATTCAGGTCCTGGCATTACGTCCGAATGTGACTAAGAAGCACATGCGGGTTTATGCCGGTGTACTAAAAGGTTTCGAAAACGTGTGGGAGGGCATGGTGTGGACCGTGGATAATGCTGCTACTGTTCCGATTTCGGGCAGGATCGGCATAATACAGGAGCCAGGATATAAGGCTCGCGTAGTGGCAAACCCTTATCGGGTTCACCAATGCGCTTTGCTCCCTCTTAAGGAGCACCTTATGAATCTCTTAAAACTCTTTCCTTTTGATTATGTATATGATCAAGAGTCTGGAGTGCTTCATGTCCAGAAACGGTTGCAGCAGGGTAAGACTTGCTTTTGTTTTGACTTATCAAATGCAAGTGATAACCTGCCGTTTTCTCTCCAAGAAAAGGTACTCCAATTACTTGGGATACCTCAGTATTGGATAGACTGTTTCAAAGACATATCGCATGGAGATTGGGAGTTTCACTCCTCCTGGGTTCCAAAGTCGAAACACGACCCATTCCCTGCTGACTGGCAAGTGCCAATGAACAGGATTAGGTGGTCGGAAGGCCAACCACTGGGACTTGGTCCGAGCTTTGCTTCTGCATTCCTTCTCCATCATTTTCTGGTTGTGGGAATTCATGTCTTCCTGAATAAGGAACCTGACTATTCCATGGTAGGAGATGATCTGGTCCTGTATGACCGTGAGGTCGCAGGGTTATATCGACACTTAATGAATGGACTTGGCGTCGCTATCTCTGACGAGAAGAGTCTTGTCTCTGATAAGTGGGGAGAGTTTCTCTCCAGGCTTATCAGTAAAGATAAGATTCTTCGTGGATATAAGTTCAAG